ATGAGCAAGATAACGGGCATACAATACCACGTTGACCACATCATACCACTGCAAGGGGAAAACGTCTGCGGCCTACACATCGCAGCTAACCTGCGGGTGATACCAGCAAGAGATAACCTTGCAAAATCAAACAAGCTAAAAAACACGCTAGGCCTAGCTATCTAGGCCTAGCTGCTAAGCCTAGCAACTAGGCCATGACTAGCCATGCTTTTATTTATATATAAATCAGGAAAGCTAAGAGCAAGGCTTAGATAGCATGGCCTAGCGTGGTTCACTCCACGTGAAATATCATGGATTTAAATCGCCGTCAACAGGCAGAACTTTCCGGGCCAACTGTTCGCGCACCAGCATACACCATGTAGAGAAAGACACCGTTGCAGTGTCGGTCACGCTTTCCAGCTCTGGATTAATCAATCCAAGCCTGACAACGCAGTGAATGTCGGCCCTGTCATATTTATAAATTAAAACGGGTTCAGCTTGCAGAGAAATGGCAGCAGCTTCAACTTGGGCCCACCAATCTGCATGGTGATGCCCGCCATTAGCCATCTTGTATCTCTTACACTCGATAACCCACCCGTCAAGGCCCGTTAAATCGCCGTGGAGTGCCTCTCTGTACTGGTCGAGGTCTCTGCGTACCCTTACGCCGAGATGCTCGTCTATGAGGCTTGAAACGTGCCTCTCAAATGCGGCGCCCTTATTCCGTCCGTTCGTCATACTTCACCCATATCACTCTGCCCATCTCACCCTGCCAGCCCACCATAGGAAAAGACTGCCAGCCCTCGGGCACTGGTTCACAAGCTAGTGAATACTTCACAACGGCCCTAGTGAATTGAGCCGGTGTTGTCGAGCTGGACAATGATTTGCAGTTCGTCTTCTTCATCTACAATCAAGTACCCGTTACCGCCGCACCGTTCACAGTCCATAAACTTGCCGGCAAGATACCCGCCGTGGTCATAGTCAACAACGGCAACCTCATACTCAAGCTCACCCTCGCCCTCACATTCAGGACACTCAATCTCTGCTGGATATTGATTGCTGTAGGAAGTCATTAGCCGTCACCCTGCCTTTTGTTTTAACTAAGATTACCCGCATCGTTTCCAAGCTAGGGAAGCGACTACCATTAACTATACGAGAAATGGCGGCGGCAGATAACCCACATTCAGCAGCAAACCCTCTTTGCGATAAGCCCTGCTCATTTAAATAATCTATAAGTAACATACCCTGAATATATATGTTGACAGCCCGGCAATCAATAGTTACTTTCAGGATAGGAGAGCAAAATGGAAAAAGAGATACCCGAATACTCAAAGGCCTATGGCAGACTTCATGTTTCTGCTTCAGGTGGTACGCAGCCGATAGACGAACACATCTTGAAGCTGCTGTTGGCGCAAGACTACAGGATGCGCTTCCCTATGTCTGCACGGCCTAGAGCTGGTCAGATAGTTCAGCAAATAACCGACAGAGTTTACGGGCTGCATGAGTTCAGCCCTATGCGCGGCAAGCAAGAGCCTATGGGCCCAGCCGAAGCAATCCGCCACGGCTTCACAGAATACATGACTTATCAGCCCTTGACTTGGGATGAAGGCAAGGACGCCGAAGCCTACGAAGTATTCAAAGAACACATAGGAGAAATGGCAGCTCATGCCATAAAAGGTGTAGCTGAGTTTTTTGGCGATGAACCGTTTGAAGGCGAATACTTACGTAAGCATTACGATGACCGGCTAGACGTTCCGATTGTAATGTATCTCGACTACGCAAGTGAGACACGACAAATAGATTTAAAATGTAGCTTGCCAATACGGGGCCCGTTGAAGAAAGACGGAACCCGGACCTGGCGCGCACCTAAACCGAAGACAGAACCAACAGAGCTACAGGTGATGCAGCAGGCAGTATACTGGAAGGGTACTGGCCTTGAGCCGGCACTGCTGTTTGTCACTACGCAAGGCTATAACATAGCCACACCCGAAAACTGTGCAGCACTGAGCCACGACAGGCTAGAGCAAGCGTATGAAAACATCATGCGCAGATGGCTTGCCGTGCAAAATCTGCTGCGCGTTGCTAATGGAAACTGGAAGACTTTGTTTTCATTAGTTCCCCCCGACTTTGGGCAGATTGCTACACGGCATGGCCCAGAGATACTACAAATCGCTAAACAAGCATGGAGGATATGATGCACCAAGCGAGAGCGCACTTTGTGTGCAAAAAATGTGACAACAAATGGGATGCTTCCTTTAACAAAGACAGGCCTTATAGCAACATGACAGATGCTTGCCCTGCTTGCTTGGATAATCAAGAGGTAATCTCTGCCATACCTGATTTAATTGTAGTGCCCGGGGGTGAGAAATGACGCCAGTAGAGCAAGAACACGCACAACTGATAGACTTTCAGAACGAGCGTATCAAGCGGCTAGAAGCAGAGGTGAATGACTTACGCACCACTCTACTTTGCACAATGGGAATGATTACAGAGTATTTTGAATCAAGAAATTTAGTAAGAGAGGCATTTGAAGATGACAGAGAAGACCTTGAATGAGGCTATGAAGCTGGTCAGCGACTTGAATAAGTCGCACGGCGTTAAGCAGCGCGGCGGGAAGATGTATACCCAAGTTGTGCATCGTATGGAAGCCCTCAGAACAGTCTTTGGTTTGTCAATCGGTGTGGATACGCAGATACTTGTTGACGATGGACAGCGCGTAGTTGTTAAAGCTATCATCGTGAATGAGAACGGCATCACTGTAGGCGCCGGCACAGCAGAAGAGATACGCGGTGACGGGCACGTGAATAAAACATCGGCTATAGAAAATGCAGAGACCAGTGCAATAGGCCGTGCCCTTGCCTCAATAGGATTAGCTGGCGGCGAGTATGCGTCAGCAAACGAAATGGACGCTGTCCCACGCAAGGAACAGAACCAAGCAAATCAGACGGGGCCAGGTTCAGGCTCTCCTCCCGCCGGTGAACCAGCCCCGTCTGAGCCAATAGTGGCAAAACCCCCTATTTCTGCCACTCCCTCAAAAGATGAGCCGGGTTACGAAGAAGACAGCAAGTATTACCTGTCTCTGAAAGACCAGATAGAAGGCTTCAAGACTACTGTTCAGGTCGAGCAGTTATTTAATGCCGAATACGACAACCTCAAGGCATTAAAGAAACGCAGTCAGCAAAGGTATGAACACGTTGAGGAGCTGTTCAACAAAAAGATTGCAGAGTTAGATATCCTACAGCGCAGATAGAAAGGCAAAACAATGGCTCGTAGATACGAAAAAGTAATGAACATAAAGGTGTTTCCAAACAGTGAAGGCGCTGCCAAGTACGGCAACTCTAACTGGACACCGTGGAAAGACGGCGCAAATGCAGACATTTACTTGTCTGGCAACAAAAAGTACAGCGTCCGTGTGTTTGAAGAAGAAGACGGCAAGCTGTCTATCTCAATCACAGAGCCTCTGGATGTGCAGCCGGGCGATGACTTGGGCAGCAACGTCAAGCAGGGCGGGTTTAAGCGCGTAGCCGATACGCAAGCAGTGAAGCGCGGCCTGTCTATCTCTGACGATGTGGATGACGACATTCCATTTTAGTCATGGATATACAGCCACAAATTTTGATAGCAGCCTATCCCGATGGGCTGCTTATCACCATCGATGGTCGTAGCCACTTCCACCATATGTCACCGCGTCAGATGATGGAGCTGGCAAGTGAACTGATAGAGAAGGGCATACAATTTATACCAAAAGAAGGCCGCGATGGCTTGGTATGACAAAGGCCGGAAGACGCAGAAGAAAACGGTAGACCCCAACAGGACAATACCATGTGACGTTTGCGGCAAAGACATAAGAGTAATGGACGGCGGCTGGGTAGTGTTGGCTAACGGCAAGCGCGTTCATCACACAATCAAAGGATATGACGCAGGGGAGGATTGTTTATATGTACTGCGAAAAATGCGGGCAACCGATAGCCCAAAGACGACTAGCCCACGAATACTATATGTTGAAGATTAGCCAAGAGGCCGGCCTTCAGGATGTTGTAGAGTCAATCGAAGAAGAGATAGGCATGGGCCTGTTAGACATACGCAAGAAGAGGCGCAGCAAAGACTTTGTGTTTGCCCGTCAGCTATTCGTTAGGCTGTCTATGGACTACACAAACTTCAGCACTATAGAGATTGGTCGCTTCATGGGTTTTGACCACACCAGTGTGCTGCACCTCTATAAAAAGCGTATGGAAGATGACCTTGAGTTAGCCTATAACCGCACATCTCAGAGGCTAAAGGCCAAGCTCACTTCTTCTTTGCCTTCATAATTTTAGACTGAAGAGCTTTCGGCAGGGTCTTCTGCTTTGCAGTCAGGCCCTTGCCGTTCTTCTTTGCCACCTTCTTCTTCGCTGGACGGCCCTTCTTCGAGCCGTAAGTTCCCTTTCCCATAGGCATTACTTCTTTCCTTTCTTTGCTTTATTGCGTCTTGATATTGCTGCTGCCTTCTTCTTTGCGTCAGCTTTGCTGGATGCACCCCAGGCACGGAGCGATAATAACAGGCGTGTCGGCTTGCCATTCTTT